CACCCGCTGATTCAGGATGCTCCGTGCATCCTTGCCCTTTACGATCAGCCACGCTCCGTTATTTGCATCTGTGTGGATGTTCACCGATGTGATCCGGCAGAAAGTCGATTGCTCTTTTATTGTGATAAAATTGCCTGTCTTGAACATATCAAGGTTCTTTTTATTTGCCTTGACATAGACCTCGCAGTCGCCTGCCTCATAATAGCGTTCTGTCCATATAAAGCTTTGGTACTGGTCAATCACACCGAGCATCGTCAAGTCAGGTGCTAAAACGTATACATCCATTTATATGCCCTCATAAACTTCAAGTGTTTCTAACTCCAATGCCATATACTGACCGCCAGCCGTTGCTCCAAGAGTAAAATTATTAGTTCCGGGTATTGCCTTAAACCATCCAATCGGCTGATGCAGTCTATTCAACAAATTGGTGCGGACATTGTTTGTGTCGAGTTTGTAGACCTCTTTCTGTCCATCAACTGTGCAGATGTTCATAGAATCGCCATCGTTAAATGTCGATGGATGTTCGCCGTCTGGTTCTATGATCCTGATGCCGCCCCAGTTTCCAACATCGTCCGTCTGATTGTCCAAGCGTGGTTCTTCAACATAAATATGTGAAAAAGTAATTTTCGCTTTTATGCCATACGGAACGTCACCGCCATAATTCAATGTGAAATTAACACTATTCACTGCTCCTTGTTTTGTAATCTTGTTCCATTCAATCGCCTTGAACAGCGGGTCATAGCAGATGATGGAAACCTGAATCACTTGCTTTCTTTGTGCAGAGAAGCGGTTTTCTGTGATTGATTCCACAAAGCCTTCGATCCACGCTCTGCGATAAGTATGGAACTCCAGCCGTACCTTGCTTCCAGTACGGAAAAGGGAATAAATGCGGAGGCGGTTTGCTTCCTGATTGCTTAACAAAGAAAACGTCAGCACGATGTTCCGTGTGTTCAATCTTCCGCTGTTGTAGCTCGCTCCATTTGCTCCGGCAAACGGAGTGGAGTAGAGAACCGCCTGCGGAGGCTGACAGCCAGTAAACTGCACCATCAGTCCGTCAATGTCGGTCAAATCTTCTGTTTCGATCTCCTGATAAGACTGCACACCGCTTATGTGCCGTTCTCTGTAATTCGTCACAAAAAGTTTAAAAGGTTCGTTCATTTTTACTGTGCTCCCATATATGCGGCAAGGTTGTTGCCGTATCTGTAAATATCAAGCCTGCTCAATGCCTTTGGCGAGTAGTTGTTCTGGATGAAGGTCGTGCCATATCCTGCCGAACCATTGACTGCGGCATTGACACCGATTTCCGTTCCGTCCACTCCGTTGACTGCATTCAGGATGCCACTTGCCATATCCTCTGCCGCCATAATCGCAGAATCGGCATTGTCTTCAATTCCTCCCGCAAGACCTTCTGCCAGCATCTTGCCGACCCATGCCATTTGCTTTGAAGGTGATTCAATACCGAAGAATCCTTTTATTTTCTTCCACAGACCGCTTAACCATCCAGAAATCTTTTCCCACAGCCATTCAGCCGCCTGTGAAATACCTTCCCACAGACCTTTTAATAATTCCCAGCCTGCCTCAATCATTTGTCCTACACCTTCAATTAAAGCCTCAAACAGACTTGCAATGATTTCAGGTGCTTTCTTTACGATCTCTGGAATTGCTTTCACCAGACCGATTGCAAGGCCAATCATCAACTGAATCGCCGCTTCAATCAATAAATCAATGTTGTCAATCAAGGTATCAACAATCGTCAGCACAACATCCACGATTTTAGGAATCAAATCAGGCAATGCTTCTGCGATGCCTTTTATGATGGCTATGATGATCTGTACCGCCGCCTCAATGATCAGCGGTAAATTGTCAAGCAGAACGTCAACTATCTCCAGAACCACTTGCACGATTGCCGGAACGAGGTCAGGCAAAGACTGTGCAATGCCGGAGATCAGGTTCACGATGACCTTGCCGCCGACCTCGATCAATGTCGGCAGATTGTCATTCAGCATCTGCACCATTTCATCAGTTGCCTGTTCAATGAGCGCAATTCCTTCTTCGGTATTACCAGCAAGTATTTCGGTAAAGCCATCCATCGCAGAAGAAACAGACGGCAAAAAGCCGGAAACCATATTCCGCTTGAAGCCGTTCATGGTCCGCTGCATGGTCTCCAGGGAATCCTGGAACTCAGCTGATGCCTCAACCGCATCCTCGCTCATGACCATGCCATACTTCCTGGCGGCTTCTATCTGTTTTTCTGTTTCTTCGCGTGTCTGGTTGAAAAGCGGAGCCAGTTCCTGGCCGCTCTTACCAAATATGTCATTTGCCAGCGCAGCCCGTTCCGTGCTGTCCGCCATTCCCTGAAAGCCATAGATGACATTCTCAAAGATCTCTTCCCGGCTCATGGTGTTCAGGTCTTCCAGGGATAACCCAAGCTGCTGGAACATTGCCAGGGCGGATTCTGATCCGTTCTTCGCATCGTCCAGTTTGTTTGTCATGGTCTTGAGACCGGTCGACATGCTGGACATTTCTGTCCCGGCAAGACTAAGAACATAGTCCCATTCCTGGTACGCATCCGTGGAAAGTCCGAGCTTCTGGCTCATCTTGTCCACTTCATCACCATATTCCGCCGTCTCTTTGATCATGTCTCCGAGTCCGGTGATCACTCCGATCACGGCAGCACTGACCGCTGCCATTGCAGCTGCAGCGACCGCACCGGCCGTCTTTGCCGCTTCTCCGAAATCAAAGCTCTTTTTTGAAGCTTCTTCGGCTGCCTGGGAAGTTTCTTTCAGGGAAGTCTCATACTTCCGCATGTTGCCTTCCGTGGCAATGATCTCCCGCTGTAGAGCTGCCATCTGCCGCTGCTGTTCCTCGGTCCCACCATCCGTCATCTGCTTGGCGAGATCCTCTTCCGCTTTTTTCAGCACATCGACCTTTTCTTTGGTCTCATTCAATGCTTTTGTCAGGAGCTCTTGTTTCTGTGCCAACAGTTCCGTGTTGCTCGGATCCAGTTTGAGCAGTTTTTCAACATCCCGGAGATCAGCCTGCGTTTTCTTCAGAGCAGAATTGACATCCTTCAGCGCGTTATTTACGCCGGAAGCATCTGCGCTAAGATCGATTGTGATTCCTCTTACTTTTGTTCCTGCCATGTTCTATAACCTATCTATATCCGCCTGCGTAGCCAGGACCGGATAATCATAATCGTCATTCTGTTTCTCGATCAACATGTCCAGCACCATGCCGATGGATAATATCTCAAGATCAGCCATCGAAAGTCCGAGCTGCGATGCCCGGAGTAAAAAGACCGCTGTGTTAATCTCTCGATCGATAGCTGGTGTCATTTTTTTGGCTTTGACAGAGTCCTTTGGTCTTCCGTCCACATTTTCATTGCTTCCGTTGCAATGCCATAGACGGCAAACGTCGGAAACTGGCTCAGCCAGTCGATCGGATCTTCCGGAACAGATGGATCCGCATGCTTTGCCATGCAATAAGCAAGGTCCTCCATGATCTCAAGTGTCTCTGGAGGAAGCTCATTGATGTCTATTTTTTTTCCTTTTTTTGCAGACACCAGATTCCTCATGTCCACAAAAATGTCCCGTTTTGCTAATTCTCTATACATACGCGGAATCGCCGCGCTCGTTTTTAATTTGACTTCTTTCTCCTCAATGATCAGTGTCTTTTCCATGTTTCTGCCTCCATTTGTTCAGAAAAAAGGCAGAGCTGTGAAGCCCTGCCTTTATCCTCGATTATGATGTGATTACTGCCGAGAACCATGCGCCAGCCGTCGTGGTGCTGGTGCTTGCGTTGCGGACCTTCGTCGGATGTTTGCCGTTGACCGTGATCCGTGGATCAGGAGCATTCGAGATGTTGATTGTTTCCGTCTGAACCTCGATGTTCTCTTCTTTGGTCTGTCCGGCAACAGATGGACGGGATGCGCTGCAGTTGTAGAACCAGAACAGGTTGTCCTTGTCATCTCCGTCGATCTGGAAGCCCAGAGCGAAGTTGACGATCTTGACATCGTCCAGCTCAAACACTTTTCCGCCGGTGGAGACTTCACCCAAAATCGCTGTTTTGAAGTCTTCCGGAATTAATGCCATCTCCAGAGATCCGGAGTAGCCATTATTTGTATGGTACTCGAAGTAGCGGATGCCATCTGCATAGAAGATGTAGTCATCTCCCTGCGGGTCCAGAGTAAGGTTGACTGCTCCGGAGATCGCAACAGGTGTGGAATATCCGCCGGTCGTTGCCACAGCATAATGCACGTTTTTCAGATTGTACTTAACTTTGTTTGCCATGTTTAACCTCCAAACACTTCGATTGTGTATGTGTAGATCTGGCAGGCCTCATTTTCTTCAAGGCTCTGCGCTTTGTTCCAGAAAAACTCATTTGTATCGAATGCCGCCTCAAGTGCTTCTTCTGCAGCCGGATCTTTATCCCTGGTGAACAAGTCAACCTGATAGATCTTTACCCGCTTATAGACAATACCGTCTGCACTGACGTTATCCGATCCAGTTTCCTGGAACGTAATAAAAGGCATCGCCGGGCAGTTATCTGCCGGAAACGCCAAATAAGCGACAGGATAGCCGGAAGTGGCTAAAATGTCGCCAAATTCTTTCTGAGTCATGAATCATCCCTCCTGGATCTTCTTTTTCAGCAGATTTTCGAGGAACTGCACGGAATCCTTTTCGGCATAGATCAGATGCGGGAAAGCTTTCGTCTTCCCGATCACTTTGCCGTCTTTGGTCACTTTTGCATGCCCGTGCTCCAACAGATGCGCGATTCTATACCGCTTCTCGCTATATACCCGGTAAGCCGTGTAAAACGCACTTTTCAGCTCGCAGATCTTCTTCCAGGACTTGGAATAGTCCTTGTCATTGATCCCGGCCATTGCGACGTGCACTTTTATGCTTTCCAGACATTTCTTTGCTGCCTGATCGACCGCATCTGGAACGGACTGCGTGATCTGCTTGCAGTACAGATCGATCTCGTTCTGGACCGCATCAGAGAAGTTTGAAACAGTCACATGTTTGTCATACTTCCCCATCGCTTTCCACCTCCGGTTCTGTCGGCTGTTCCCATTCATCTGCATTTGCCCACAGGCCGCCTTTTGCTTCACAATGCAGCTCGAGGCTCTCGTTCTTTCCTATATATACCCGGAAAACGCCATAACGCTGGCCATTGTACTCGACGATCTGTTCGTCTTCGTACTCGTTCCGGTTCATGTCAAAAATGTAGGCCGGATGATCGATTCCGTTCCGGCCAGCCTCAAACCACTCCGTCTGGGTAATGGACCGGACATCACAATAGATCTCCCGCTTCTTTTCCACTGTCGTCCATGTGTAGTCCGTGCTCTGCGTACGTTCCTGCTTGACAAGAAAAATCACGCTTGATCTATCCATTAATATCACCCCAGTCCGTGTAGCCTGTCGTGGTCATCAGCATTGCTTTCTGGCTGTCATAATCATTGAGCAGACTGTCCCTGTCATCCGGCTGCCCGAAATGAGCACGGACGAATGTGAGGATTGCCCGCTTGATCAATGGATCCACTTCACAGCTTTCCAGCTGTTCGCTCTGGCATGCGTTATGCCGGACAAGGTCCGCAGCGGCTGCAGAAATCAAGTCCTGAATCTCATCATTGAACGCATCAGTATGGATCCTCAGCCTCAGCTTTGCATCCTTCATTAATTTCACTAAGAGTTCCTGATTCATGTGTAACCTCATAGAAAAGGCCCGGTCTCCCAGGCCCTGTGTGTCATTCCTTTGTCTCCGGATGCACGCTCCGGTAAGATTTGTAAAACTTTCCATTGATGACGGTGTAGCCGACGTGTCCCAGCTCGAACTTAGGATCACACCAGATGTCATATCCGCAGTCACGCGCCCTCCAGCAGAACGACAGATCCTCGCCCATATTGGCGATCGGATTGAACATTCCGCCGAATTTCGTCTGCACGTCCCACAAAACATCGGTCTTGATCAGGACAGCTCCGAACCCGCACCCGCCGACTTTGAACGGCTCTTCCGGGATGTCTGTGAAATCCGTCCAGGAGCAAAGCCCTTCCTCATCAATCTCAAGCTTGTCGAACAGGACCGGAGTGAATGGCGGTACTCGTCTGTAGTATAAGCCAGTAAGGAAATCCAGTCCTTTTTCTTCCATTTCGTTCTTCATTTCAATCAGAATGTCCTGCCTGAACACCATGTCCGAATCAAGCCAGAAAACATAGTCTGACTCGATCTGGAACGCCTGCAGTGCCAGGTTGTTTCTGCTGGTATAAATTAATGATCCCATCTGAAAAGAACAGGCAACGTCATCATTGTCCGGCTTTCGGATCATGGCCAGAGACTGCGCGAATGGCGCGGGCAACTGGTCCATACAAGGGATCGCGATTAAAATCTTACTCATAGCGTGCCTCCTTCGCTTTAAGTGAAATTATTTCGTGATCTTGCAGAATGCCTGTGGAGCAACAACTCCCAGAGCAACATATTCACGGCCAAGCACCTCAACAAGATCCTGTTTCTTCAGGGTCATGTCATCAAATTTGAAGGTGATCTCTTCACCGTTCGGGAAGTTAGCCAGTGCGCCGTGATCAAGATCGCCAACGATTGCCCAGGTATCACCGGTGGATGCAACAGCGACAGCTTTGATGCTGTTGTTGAATACGACCGGCAGACCCTCGAACGGATCAACAGGAACTGCTGCTGCGTACTGAGCAGCCTTGAATGCTGCAAAGGTCAGCTTGTTCATCATGATGACCGGATTAGCTGCTTCATCGGACAGCTGTGCCATAGCAGATGCGATCAGGCCAACAGATGCACTTGCGGATGTGATGGCTGCAACAGACGGGCATGTCGTTGTGGAAACTGTTCCGCATGCCACGATCTTTGCGATGATCTCATCAGCAGCTTTCTTTGCGATTCTGTAGGTGATCTCATCATAAATATACCGGAGGAAAGATTCCCCACTGAGATCTAATGCCTCATCAGAGATCTGGACAACCTTCTTAATGGACTGCGGAATCAGCTCAACAACGCCGAGAACAAGGTTCTCAGGATCGATTGCGTTGCCACCCTCGGTATGAACGATCGCATCATCGCCGGAAATTTCAAATCCGACCTTCAGGTTGCCTTTGATGTACGTTTTGCGGATTCTGCTGGTGATGCCTTCGCGCTCCCATGCGGTCTTCACAATGTCATAAACGATTTCAGGAACCGGAACTGTGCCAGATACATTCTCTGTCAGAAGAGCACGGCACTCTGCATCGTTTTCGGTTTTGATGTACTCAGCATAAGCATCAATATACTCTTTGCTGTTACGGATTTCTGCGTTTGTCATGGTGTTTGCACCTCTTTCTTCAGTTTCAATAACTTCTGTTACTTCGACCGGGACTTCGTCTTCTGCGACGGCAGCTCTGATCTCGGCCTTTTCTGCTGCGATTTTTTTCCTGGTCTCCATTTCTTCATCGACAGCTGCAAGCTGGTCACGAAGCTCAGCGACCTTTTCCTCTGTGTCGATCTCTGGAGAGTCAAGGGAAGTCAGGAACTCGCTCTTGCGTGCTTCCAACTCTTCGATGGTAAGGTTTGTTAATTCCATGTTGGACCTCCATACTTCAGTTTTAGTTTTGACTTTTCGAGCTCAACCTTCTGCTTTTTGGCTCTTGCACTCTCCAGTGATTCTTTTGCACCCTCCAGTGCATCAGAAAGGCCTCTTGCCTGAATCGAGGTTGCTTCGTATGCTGGGAAGGTCACGGCTGACACCTCAAAGACTTTTCCAATCGAACGGATCCGTCTTGTCGGATGGTCGCTTTCCAGATCGTCCCACGCATCACTATCCACAGTGAACATGAACGACATCCCGGAAATGTCCCCACGCTCAACTGCGGAGTACAAAGCTTTGCTCTCGGCATTATTCTCAGTGTCGAGATCGACTCTGATAGCCATGCCGTTATCATTCACGGCCATCTGCATGGTGCTGTTCTCGTTATTATTGCGAGAGCGCGCCAGCGGGATCATGTCCGTGTTATGATTAATTAAAAACCGCACGTCGCGTAGATCTGTGTCATCTAATGCGCCGCGCTCAATGATCTCATCGTGCCAGCCGAGATTCGTCTTTTCGTCAAACACGATCGGCTGTCCTGATAAAAAATGTCCGTGCTCATCGTTCTGATCAGCGCGGACTTCAAAGGTAAATGCCCTGATTTCTTTACTCATTTGTCTGTTCCTCCCCGCCGGTCTCTTCGCCGACGTTGTAATATTCGCCACGGACCGGAAGCTGTGAGCCGATCGGTTCCGGAAGCGGAGCCAGGTTCCAGATCTCGCGGATCTCGTTCCTGGTCATCAGGCCTCTGTCTGCCATCTGTGCCGACACGTTCAGCTTGTCCTGGTTGCTCAGATACTGCAGCCGGTTCGCCGTCGCGATGACCTCATTGCCATTCGACTGCTCGCGCAGAGTGAAGAGCATCTTTGTCATCACCTCGGAGAACTGGATCGCGAACGGCTCGACCGCGCCTTCATAAAAGGCAGCCCATTCGTCACCGTATGCCTTGTTCTGCAGGATTTTTTCATTCACACCAAAGTGGTTGTAAACATTCTCATTGATCAGTTTCATCTGATCGGCATCGACCACCCACGGTTTCACATCCAGCTGCTTGATGTCTTTGTAGTTGAACGGGAAGAGCAGCAGACCGCCGGCCTTTGCATCTTTCGAAAAATTCTCCTCAGAGAACCTTCGGCGTTCCTTGACCAGATCGGTGTCCTTGCTGAAATTATCAAGCTGGGCCATGAAGCGATAGCTGGCAGCCGATTTCACGCCTTCCTTGATCCCCTGTTCCTGAATATCGATCAGGTCGATCGTCGGGAGCAGAGGAGAGTTCTTTTCGCCCAGGAAGTCATTTTTGTACTGGAATTTCGTCATGATCCCGCAGTAATCCAACTCGATTGCAGCCTTGCGGCCGTCCTGGAACTTATACCGGAGATACGGCACGTCCTTGAACTGCACGATCTCACAGCGTTCCGGGAGCGGAGCAAAGATCCCGCTCGGCTCACCGTACTCGTCATAGATCGGAGTGATAAACGCCGTGTTCTGCACGTCCAGGATCGTCGAGAGCCGGTACATGAATTGCGACCAGGTCTGCAGCTGATTCGGTCCGTGCTTCATTTTGTTCCGGAGCCTCGGCCGTGCCTCACCAAGTACCTGAACATTCAGCTTGCTTACATGTGTTGCCCGGGCATTGATAGCATCCCGGATCTGTTCCATTTCGTAGATCTCACCGGCAAAGGATGTGAATCGCGGCGTATAGCCATTCAGCATTTTGAAGTAGCCTTCATAACGTGGATCA